ACCAAGCTCAGAGATGCAGGTTCGAATCCTGCCCGTGCGCCCCCCACAGTGCACGGCGGTCTTGCCGGTGAAGACGCTGGGCCTCCTACGAACCGCCTAGACAAAGGTCGAGTATCATGATGCTTTGGGTCATTCTGACACTAACTATCCTTTTGCTCCTCGCCCTCTTGCCTCCCCCCTGTCAGCCCGCCCGGCCGCGCCGCCGAAACAGCGCGCGCCGAGAACTGCCCGAACCCCGTTACCCCACCGCTGGGCGCACTATAATTCGGCGCCCCCGGTGGACCGTAGACCACCCTGTCTAGCTGACCGCTAGTACACAGACACAGCTGACTAGGCCCCTTCCCGCATAGCGCGGGGAGGGGCCTTTTTACTGCCCGCGCCCCTCATCTGGCGGAAAAAACCACTTGGCGCTTGACACCGTGGTGAAAAACGCCTACACTATAGAAAGACCGAGGAGGCACGTATGCGCATGGAGACAGCCGAGTATAAAGAGATACGGCACATTCTGCAGCCGGGCGCCTTGGTGTGCTTCGGCGGCACAGGCAGTGTCTCCTTCGGGATCAAGGTAGGCACCTGGTCCCCAGTCTCCCATTGCGGCATCATCGCCCACGTCGACGTCAAAGGCGACCCGGAAACCCGCATCCATGTCGTGGAGGCCACCCGCCTCGGCGACTTTGCCGGCGTCGTGTCCACCCCGCTCAGCAAGCGCGTCAAGCAGTACGGCGGGCAAGTTTGGGTCTTGTGCCTCACCCCGGAGAAGCAGGCGGTGCTGGACGAGAACCTGGGCCCCGCCTGGGCTTGGATCGACGAGCGCGTCGAGCAGGCCACCGCCTACGACACCTGGGGCGCTGTCCGCTGCCAGGTCTGGCCCCAGTGGAGGGACTACAGCAAGCTGTTCTGCAGCGAGACCGCCGCCGGGTTCCTCCGCAAAGCCAAAGTCCTCCCCGCCTCCGCCAACCCCTCCGCCTACAGCCCCCAAGAGTGCGCATCGGCGCCCATCTGGGCCGGCACGTACTACCAGCTGAAGGGCTCCCGCAAAGAGATTCCGCGTCTCTGGAGGGCCTTATGAAGCGCGCCGCCTACCTCCTTCTGCTCCTCACCCTCCCGCTCCTGTCCGGCTGCAGTGTTACCGCCACATGGGACCGCGAGGGCTTTTCCGTTGGGGGCGCCGGGTTGATCCCGCTCCCCCAGACCTACAAGAACGCCCTGGGACGGGTGCTCAAACTGCACCCGCCCGAAGGAGAATAACCCTTGTCCCCCGCCCCCCTCTTCCAGGATAAAAGCAAAGTAACGATGAAAGACCTCGTCGGCGCAGTCGAAGGGATGTCAGGATACGTTGACCTCCTCGCCAAAGCGCAGGAGGCGCAGGGGGAGCGGACCGAGAAGCAGGGGCGCAAGATCGACAAGCTGGGTGAGTACATGCGGGAGGCCCTTCAGGGCGACGCGACAGACCCGGAGAGCAAGCCCGGCGCCATAGGCCGGATCGCGTCCCAGAACGCGCGGATCAAGGTTCTGGAGTCAGTCACCTGCCCGGGCTTCTCGGACCGCAAGCGCCTTTGGGGCGCCCTGGGTATCCTGCTGGGGCTGGTCGTCGTGCTGTTCAAGTTCTGCATCACGGGGGGCTGGACATTTTGAAGAAGAGAGATAAAAGCCCGAAAAGCCGGAAGAACAAGGCCGTAGCGGCCGCGGTACGTGAGAAGCGGGACGTGGTGCTGGCGGAGAAGTACGGGGCGCCGAACAAAGAGAGCACCATATTGTTCCCGGTCAGCATGTACGACCCGCACGAAAAGAAGATGAAGTATTTCAAGCTCCCCCAAAAGGCCATTGACGTCGCCTTCGCCTGGGCGGGGAGCCCCCGCGAGACTGCCGGCCTCCTGGGCGACGAGCCCTCAAAGATCGCCTACTACATGAGGCGGTTCCCGGACATCAAGGAGATTATCCTGCTCCGGATTTACAACGAGGAGTCCCGGCAGCTGCACGGCGTAGGCGGCGCCATCGCGGGGCGCAACCAGATCCAGCAGTTCTGGACGCGGGTTATGTACGACCCGGCGGTGACCGTCAAGGAGCAGCTGGCGGCCTCCATGGCCCTGGCCAAGAGCCTGACCATGTTTGTCGACCGGCAGGAGGTGCTGACCGGCCCCGTGGACGAAGGGTTCCACAAGAGCATCGCAGACCGGGTCAAGCAGCTCAAAGAGGATCCCGCCATCCAGGCAGGCGACGTCCTGCTGGCCGAAGAGGCGTCCACGCCCCCGGAAAGCTGGGAGGAGGAGGGCGCCGAGGACGCCGAGGCCCATGAGCAGGAAGAGATTGAGCCGGAGGAAGTAGAGGTTGCACCCGAACCGGAGGCACTGTTTGCATGCCTGAGCTAAGCCCCATGCATGATCTCACCCGGCAGGAAAGCCTCCAGGTGTACCGTATCGCCATGGAGGACCGGGACCGCGCCACGCTCCGCAAGCTGTGCCGCACGGACCTTTTCTTCCTCCTGGCCATCGCCATGCACCGGGCCGACGTGCAGAAGGAGGACTGGCTGTATGCTCGGTGCCGGGAAGTCGAGGCCGACCCCGATGGGTACCTGGACCTCTGGGCCCGTGAGCACTACAAGTCGACGATTATCACTTTCGCCCTGACGATCCAGGACGTGCTCTGCGACTCCTCGCTGACCGTCGGGCTTTTCTCCTGCACCCGCCCCCTGGCGAAAGACTTCCTGGGGATGATCAAGGTCGAGCTGGAGAAGAACGAATTTCTGAAGGAGCTGTTCCCTGACATCCTCTGGGCCAACCCGGAGCGCGAGGCCCCCAGCTGGTCGCTGGACAACGGCCTGATCGTCAAGCGCAAGTCCAACAGCCGCGAGGCCACCTTCGAGGCTTGGGGGCTGGTGGAAGGGATGCCGACCGGGAAGCACTTCCGCCTTCTGGTCTATGACGACGTTATCACCGAGCGGCATGTCACCTCCCCGGACATGATCCGCAAGGTGACCCAGGCTTGGGAGCTGTCTCTCAACCTGGGCGCCAGAGGAGGGAGAGAGCGGTATGTTGGTACCCGGTACCACTACAACGACACATACCGCGTCATACTGGAGCGCGGCGCCGCCGTACCGCGCATCCGGGCGGCCACGGACGACGGCACCCCTGACGGGAATCCGGTGTTCCTCACCCGCGAGGAACTGCGGAAGAAGCGGGCGAGCCAGGGCCCCTACGTCTTCGCGTGCCAGCAGCTCCAGGACCCGACGGCCGACGAGCGCCAGGGCTTCCACGCTGACTGGCTCCGCTACTACAGCCAGAACGACGACAAGGCGTGCAAACCTGGGTGGAACTACTACCTGCTGTGCGACCCCGCCGGCGAGAAGAAGAAAGAGAACGACTACACCGTGATGGTGGTGATCGCCGCGGCCCCGGACCAGAACTACTACTTGGTGGACGCTATCCGCGACCGGATGAACCTGGCCGAGAAGACCAGCGCGCTGTTCCGCCTGCACCGCAAGTACATGCCCCGCGCAGTTGGGTATGAGAAGTACGGGATGCAGAGCGACATCGAGGCCATGGAGCGCGAGATGGACCGGGAGAACTACCGGTTCACGATCACCCCGCTCGGGGGCGCCACGGCGAAGAACGACCGGATTAAGAAGCTGGTACCCATCTTCGAGCAGGGGCGCTTCTACATCCCCTACCGGCTCCTCTTCACGACGGTGGAGGGGAAGGTAGTCGACTTCACCCGCTGCTTTATCGAAGAGGAGTACGAGCGGTTCCCGTTGGCGATCCATGACGATATGTTCGACTGCATCGCCCGCATCGTCGACAAAAACATGGGGCTGATCTTCCCGCAGGAGTCGGCGAATGTGCCTATGCGCCGAGGCGGGCAGCACGGAAACGTGCCCATGGCTTACGACGAATACTCAGACGAGAATTACGACGTTTACGCGTCCTAACCAGGAGGAAAAATTATGTGTTCAGGCGGAGGCAGTGCCCCTTCGATCCCCCCGGCCCCCGCGCCGCTCAAGCAGCCGGAAGGCCGCGAGCGCCGCGCAGGCGATGCCGATGAGCGCCGGCGGGCGGCCTTGGCTGCCACCCGGCCGTCCGGCGGACTCGGTGTCCAGAACCCGGCCAACACCGGCCAAAAGCAGCTGCTGGGGCAATAAACTATGAGCTCGGAAGCCAGACAATACGTGAACAGCCGGTTCGTTGAACTGGAGAACGACTTTGAGAGCTGGCGCTCTCATCTGTCCGAGATCCAGCAGCGCCTGCTCCCCTCCCATGGGCGCGCGCTGTCCGGCCGAACCGAGGAAGAGACGAACGACGGCAGCAAGAAGATGCAGCTGATCATGGACTCTCTGCCGCCGCGGGCGCTTAACACGCTCTCCGGCGGGATGCAGTCCGGGCTGACCCCCCAGGCGGCGCCCTGGTTCCGCCTGACTACCGCCGACCCCGAACTGGGTAAATTCGGCCCGGTCAAAGAGTGGATCTTCCAGGTTGAGGAGATTATGCGCGCCGTTTTGGCGCGGTCCAACTTCTACCAGATCGCCCCCGGGGTCTACAAGGAGACCGCCGGCTTCGGCTTCGCGGCTGTGGCCGAGCTGTTCCACCCCCGCACCGCCGTGAGGTTCACCCAGTATACGGCGGGGGAGTACTACCTGGCCATCAACCAGGATCGGGAGGTCTCCACCTTCGCCCGGTCTATCTTCATGACTGCCGTTAACATGGTGGACGAATTCGGCATCGACCGGGTATCCTCCTCCGTCAAGACCTCCTACGACACCAAGGATCTGGCCACCCGCTACGAGGTCCGCCAGCTGATCGAGCCGAACGACAGCGCCATCGTCAAGATGACGGACGCGTTCAGCAAGCCCTGGCGCAGCATCTGGTGGCAGCCCGGGCAGGTGGAGGACAGCAAGTTCCTCCGCGTCCACGGCTTCGATGAGTTCCCGATCCTGGCGCCCCGGTGGCGGACGGTGAGCAACGACACCTATGGGCGCGGGCCCGGGCAGCTCCTCCTCCCCGACATCAAGGAGCTGTACCAGCTCAAGAAGGATTTCCTGATCACCATCCGGAAGAAGAACTCCCCGGCCCTCACCGCACCGGCGGGGATGAAGTCGGAGTTCATCAGCCAGCTTGCCGGCGCGGTGAACTACGATTCCAGCGCCGGGCAGGGGCAGGGCCTCCGGCCGCTTCACGTCTCTACCGTGGATGCGTCCCATCTGAAGCTGGAAATCGACGAGGTCAAGCAGGCTATCCGAGAGGGCTTCTTCAATCAGCTGTTCATGATGATCTCCGGGAGCGACCGGCCGGCGACCATGACGGCCACCGAAGTCGCAGCCCGCCATCAGGAGAAGCTGACCCTGCTGGGCCCCGTGCTGGAGAACCTGCACAATGACTTCCTGGACCCGACGATTATCCGGACCTTCAACATCCTGAGCCGGGCCGACATGCTGCCCCCGCCCCCTGAAGAGGTGGGAGAGCTCAAGATCGAATACACCTCGATCCTGGCCCAGGCGCAGCAGGCCCTGGGTACGGTGTCCCTGGAGCAGTCGGTGGCCTTCGCGGGCAACCTGGCCGGGGTGTCTCCCGACGTCCTGGACAACTACGACCTGGACAAGGTCATCAGGCACTACAACGACGACGTGGGCACCCCGCCGGACATCATGCGCGAGCCCGAAGAGGTCGAGCAGATCCGGGCGAACCGCGCCCAGCAGGCGCAGGCCCAGCAGGCAGGGGCCTCCATCGAGTCCGCCGCGGGAAGCGCCAAGCTGCTCAGCGAGGCCGACGTGGGCGGGAACAACATGCTGAGCGCGCTCATGGCCGGCGCGGCAGGAGGCACCCTTGGACAATAATTACGACGATCCCTACGCGCTGGAAGACGCCCTCAAGGCGCAGAAGAAACTGGCGCAGGGGCAGATAGAGGATTTCCGCAGGCACCTCAAAAGTGTCATGAAGACCAAGTCCGGAAGGCGCGTCCTCTGGGCGCTCTATGACCTGTCCGACCCTCTGGGTCTGGCCTTCACCGGAAACGCATTCACCAACTACAACTTGGGCCGGCACGAGCTGGGCAAGTGGCTCCTCAACGAGATGAGGACCACTGACCTGAAGCTCTGGCGCCTGGCCGAAGACGAAAACGAGCAACCCAAGGAGAAGAAATGTCAGAACAAGTAGCAGCATCAGACCCGGGTAACGCCCCTACGGCAGCCGCGGGTACCGACGCAGGCCTCTTGGGCGGAGCCGATACGGCCCCCGCCGCTGAAGAGCAGTCCGGAAGCCCCCTCGAAGGTGTGTACACCACGAAGGTGGAAGGACAGAAGGAGGAGCCCGCACCGGAAGTCCCGGCGAAGGAGTCCTCCGAAGAGCCCGCCAAGACCGAAGAGGCAGGTAAAGCAGAGGCGGACCCCAAGAAGTCCCTGCTCGACCAAGCCGAAGAGGCCCCGGCGGCGCCCGAAGCCTACGAGGCGTTTGAGATGCCGGAAGGGATCGAGTCCGACTCGGCCCTGACTGAGGCGTTTACGCCGCTTGCGCGGGAGCTTGGGCTCACGCAGGAGCAGGCGCAGAAGATGGCCACCATGTACGCTACGCACATCCAGGGGCAGGTAGACACCCACACCCAGGGGGAACAGCAGCGTCTGGCGGACATGCAGAAGGAAATCACAAGTGTTCCCGGCTACCAGGAGCACCTACTAGGCCCCGCGGCCAAAGCCCTGAACCTGGTGTCCCCTGAGGACGCTGCGGCCATCAAGGCCCTGGACGGCGGGAATAACCCCTCGGTTATCCGCTTGCTGGCTGAAGTCGGCCGCCGGATGGGCGAGGACCCCATGACAAGCCCCGCAGGGAAAGCGGCAGCTGCGCCGCAGGGCCCGCAGGGCTTGGAAAGTATGTATAACCAGATGGATCTCTAAGGAGAAAACGACATGGCCACTATTGGCGGAATCACTGAAAACATCAATCTGAGCGATCTCTCCCTCCGGCAGGACCCGAGCGGCAAGATCCAGCAGATTGTCGAGCTGCTCGCGCAGACCAACATGATCCTGGAAGACGCAACTGCCATCGTCTGCAACCAGGGCACCAACCACTTGACCACCGTCCGCACCGGGGTCCCCACCGCGACCTGGAAGAAGTTCAACTTCGGCGTGCCCCAGAGCAAGTCGCAGACCCAGCAGGTCACCGACTCGACCGGTAAACTCATGGTTTACAGCCGGGTGGACAAGGACCTGCTCCGCACCTCGCGGGACCCCCAAGGGCTGCGCGCCAGCGAAGACATGGCCTTCCTGGAAGGTATGTCCCAGCAGATGGCTACGGCCATGTTCTACTCTGACACCGACGTCGACCCCGAGCAGTTCATGGGCCTGTCGCCCCGGTACGACACCCCCGCCACCACCAAGACCGAAGCCGGCTACAACATGCTGAACGGCGGCGGTGTCGGTTCGGACAACATGTCCATGTGGCTGCTCGGCTGGGGCCCCCGGACCGTCCACACCTTGTTCGCCGACGGCATGACCGCCGGGTTCAAGATGACCGACCTGGGCGAGGACACCGTCGAGGATGCTGACGGCGGCGAGTACCAGGCTCTGCGGACTCTGTTCGAGTGGAACCTGGGGCTGACCGTTCGGGATTGGCGCTACGTCGTCCGGATCTGCAACATCGACGTGTCTAACCTGGTGGCCAATAGCTCGGCCGCCAACCTGGTCCGTCTGATGATCCAGGCACAGGAACGCATCCAGAGCCTCGAAGGCGTCCGCCCCGTCTGGTACGGGAACCGCACCGCGCAGACTTATCTGAGAACCCAGATCACGGAGAATAGCAACGTGAACCTGACGTTCGAGAACGTCGCCGGTAAGCCCGTCATGATGTTCGACGGGATCCCCGTGCGGCGCTGCGAAGCTCTGCTGAACACCGAAGCAACAATCACTGGGACTTTCGCCACTGTCTAAGGCGGGCCCGAACTGAAGAGGTAATACCATGCTGATTGACAAGCAGCTCGAGTACAGCAGCGACCAGGAAGAGACCACCATCGCCGCCCACGCTTCCACGAATATCGTCGACCACATCAAGAAGGGCGACGCCTATGACGAGCTCCGGCTCCTGGTCCAGGTCACCGAGACCGTCACTTCCGGCGGGGCCGCCACGGTGCAGTTCCAGTACCAGAGCGCGACGGACGCGGCTTTCACGTCGCCCATCACGCATCTGGACTCCGGGGCTGTCGCATTGGCGACCCTGGTCGCGGGCTATAAGCCCTTCGGCGCGGGGGCTCGTACCCCCCGCAGCAAAGAGCGGTTCACCCGTGTCTACTACACCATCGGCACTGCGGTGCTGACGGCAGGCAAGTTCCAGGCCTGTCTGCTCCGCGACACGCAGATTCCTGCGCTGTAAGCAACCCCTAGGCGGGGAGGGGCTCCGGCTCCTCCCCGCTTTTTAATCCTCCAAAAGGAGATTGAACTATGCCCAAGAACGCACCCCAAGGAAGCTGCCGCTTCCGGGCCACCTGCGCCTGCTACCACGACGGCGTCTATTACGACCTGGAGAAGAACCCAGTCTACACCTGGGTGCCCGGCCACGGCGCGCCCTCCACCCACATGGCTCCGATCGACAAGGTCCCCGAAGCCTGTGCCAAGCTCATCAAAGACCAGGCCGAGATTGTCCGCAAGAGCCGCGAGGCCGTCGCGCAGGGAACGTCCCGGGTCTCTCTGGCTGACCGCCTATCCGCCATCGAGGCCGCGCAGGCCAAAGACGACCGCATCGCCGCACTCGAGGCCAAGCTGGCTGCCGCCGAGAAGCCTGACAAGGCTGCCGAGGCCGAGAAGCCCGTCAAGCCCAAGGGCGCCAAGAAGCCCGGCGCACCGGTACCGCCTCCCCCGCCCGGCAAACCCGGCAAGTAAAGGAGTTTCGTACTGATGGCCATCACGACCGAAAACGACATCGTCAACCTTGCCTTGGCGCACCTCCACGAGGCGGCGCTGGCGGACTATACAGACGTGACCGACACCACGCCTCCGGCTGTGGCCGCGCGGCTGAGCTTCGACATGGTCCGCGATATGGTGCTGCGGGAACACGACTGGGGGTTTGCCCTCCACTCGGCGGAGCTGGTCGCGTCCGCTGACGATGCTGACGCCGATTGGTCCTACAAGTACGACTTCCCGACCGGTGCACTCCGGGTCGTCCGCCTCCGCAACGACAACACGCGGAAGGCGGCTGACCTTGAGTTCACCACCCGGCACTCCACGGACAGCGGCGTGGAGGTCATTGTTACCGACCAGGCCGAAGCTGTCGCGGAGTTCATCTACCAAGAGACCGACGTCACCAAGTGGCTCACGGACAAGAACTTCGTCGAGGCCCTCGTCTTCCGCCTCGCCGCCTACCTGGCCGGCCCGGTAACTGGGAGCAGCGCGATCCGCGCAGAGATGCTTCAGCTGTTCGGGCAGACCGTCAATCAGGCCAAGCAGCTGGACAGCTCGGAGCAGCGCGTCGACGTTGCCGACAACCCCAACCAAGCATACGTAGACGCGAGGTTATAGATGCCCCTTCCCCGCCACCTTCAGCCCTCTTTCGCCGCGGGAGAACTGTCTCCCAGCCTATGGGGCCGTACCGATCTGGCGAAGTACCACACCGGATGCGCCCAGCT